ACACGCTGAAATGCACCGCGTCTTTTGGTATAGAGCGACGAACGTGGAATAACCAACTGACGACGCTGTCCCAACGGACCAAGATGGTGCTACCACCGTTGCCCCGTTGGCAGCGGACTGATTGAAAGCGCCATTGAGAGCGGGCCAAAACCCGCCAATGTACGCCGTATCGGTGCCGCCGATTGTGTAGGAGGTGTCGAGCACAAATCTCCCAATTTGGCCTTTCTCACCAGGGTAAACGCTGACCAAAGGACCCTGACAAGGGTCATTCAATGCCCTCGCATACACATGGTGGACAGTGTCACGAGGCGCTGCCTTGCGGCGCGGCCTACGGTTGCCCTTCTTCTTGGAAGATCGTTGCTGCTTCGCTTTCGCCATTTAATGATATCGATCACTGTGCTATGTGACAAGATACTACAATATCTCTTTCGATATCGTCCTGGCAGCCTAGAGTGGCAGCGTCAAACCACTCTTCTATCGCCAGCTGGTCGGCGGCTGAAATCCCAAAAGCCCGGGAGAAGCTTTCTCGGGACGCGGTATCAATGGGGACTGAACGTGACAAGCGTCCTGCCCTCCACTGCAGCTTGGCTTGATACCCAATTCCGCCCAACTGTTCTGCATGCTTGCCCGTTTTGCCATTCCGTATGCCAAAGTTGTAAAAAGATTGGTATATGGGTATACCGGCTGCCAGAGCCAACCCACATAGTCCAACGGACCTTAGATGGACGAGATAATCGACCCACCTAGCCACTTTATCACCTCCGGCGTAGTCTGTGTTGAGCGCCTTACTAGGGTTGCGCACAAGCACATACCCCCGCTCCGTCCACACAGGTCTGGCTTGGCAAAACTCAACCTCCTCCGGCGAAAAAGCAGGTTGTTCAATCTTCATACGCAGGCCCCAAGCGGAGTACCACTGCGAAAGATTGGACAGCTTAGGCAAGCTAATGGCAGGCACAAAGAGAATAAGATCATCCCCATCATTCAAGATATCTGCGCCAGCTATGCCATTCTCGTCAAGGTACAACTTGGCGAGAAGGCAGCTGATCACGCAGTTGCCAAGACTGGTGTTCTGGTCTCCAGAGCACCGCATGGCTCCAATGTCAGCATGCACCATGCCATCCCTACAAATAGAGCGCCCTCTGTTTTCCAGCTGGCATCTAAGTAGGGAAGGCAACAAGTTGTCACCGGGGAACAAGCTGTTGTATAAGCTATGTTCAGCGGTGAGCAAAGTGCGACCGATCGTCTGGTCGAATCGTGATGCGTCAAGCCCAACAGCAACGCGACCTTCCATCTTATCGGCTATGAGCTGACCCTTCTCTTCCAGCGTTAGCCCCTTGGCCACAACGCATGAAGACCCAAATAATGAGGACAACCCGACGAACACCTTGTGCTCTATCGGTCTCATGTACCTGCCAAGGAGGTAGTTAAAGCCAAAATCGCGTGGCGACACGATCCTGGGCACCTGCACTTTCTCAGCGTGTACAGTCGATTCCCACTTAGTGAAAAACGCCAACTGAGCTAAATCGCGCAGACTCCTGGGGTTATCCAGCAAATCCGATCTAGCGCGCTCATACATCTTCCGCTTGGAGCCGGTCCGGGTTGAAATGAATTCACTCCCGGTCACTCGGTTGCAAGGTCCGATGGAACGCGCGACCAAATCTACCAACCCATCAAGGTCAGACGATCGCCTAATGCAGGGTGGTGGTTTCGTTCCAGAGGCATCCACAAAGAAAACGCGCTCCTTCATTCCACTAACCACATTCTCTACCCCCTTTGCAAAGGGGCGCACGACGCGCGAAGTCATCAGATGCTCCAGGCGCCAAAATGTGCTACCCCCGGGTTTACGTGGCATCCAGCGCTTCACAATGAGACCCGCTGGATGTGGGGCCTCACTCACGTATGTGACAGCACTTTGTTGCACACGACACCCCTAGGGCCTGAGTTGGCCCCCCCAAACCCCAGCGCGCATGAGGACCCGTTGATTCTCTGCTGCGACCACCTGATCTCTGGTTTGCAAGAACACAGCATTCACCATGTTCGCGATGTTCTGGTCGATGTGGGCATTACGCATGCCTGCATCTTTCATCAATCGTACCATGAGGGATCTTGCAAGATTCTGAGTATAAGAATCCGGAACTCTTGCATTGTATGCGAGACGAGCTTGAGTGATGACGTCACCCAGGAACGCGCCGCTAACAATGCCATGCTCATAAGGGGTATGTACAACCTTCTTGCGCTTCGCAACGCGCCTCGCCGCACCAACCCTCTTACTACGGCGTGCTGGTGCACTGGAATGTTCACCATTCGAGCTACCACCAGCATCTTCATCAAGATCCGCATCCTCACTATCATCCTCAACAACGATAAAATCGTGTTTTTCACCCTCAACACAATCCCTAGAGTCAGGGTTGTATTCAGCTCCTGCAGCAATAGCAGCTGGGATGCCAGTGGCATCAACAGCTGCAATCGCGCATAAAGCCTGTCGTCTTGTCCACCACCGGTACCCAAAAACACCGGCGGCTGGGAGAGCAGCACAAGCCACTCCCGCAGCGATAAACCCAAACCATCCTCCCCTGTTCCGAGATTCATGTCTCAATTGCCGCTCAAGCAACAAAGTCAAAAGTTCGTCGGTTGTGCGTGCGGGAAGTTCCATGTCAAACATGTTGAGAAAGGACCGCAAGATACTGCTTGCACAGGAGCCTGTTTGTGGAATCCACAAACAACACACAATTTGGCTTCAGGTTGTCGCGTGCTGCGATCCACCAAATTGCATGTGAG